GGTTGGTTCTTGATCTTGTGGGCCAGCGTGGCCCCCATGTCCGGGTTGACCTTGAAACGGTCTTCCCGTTTGTAGTCCCGGTCCAAATTGGGGTTGGCTTTCATCAACTCGCGTTGTTTGGCTTCCCACTGGCGAGTCATGGCCCTAGCACGGGCAAGCCGCTTGCGGACAACCTCGAGGATGGGGTCCTTGTCGTCCCCGTAGGTGGAGATCATCTGCTTATAGAAATTTTCTTCCATAAAGGCGTCATTCTTGTACTTCCTGATCATCCGCTCGTTATATCGCTGCTGCTCCCGGTCGTCCGCGTTCTTTTTCTTGTAGGTCCCACGGTCCAATTTGAGCAATTGCAGCAACTTCTTTTCAGGTATATTCAACGCCTGGTCAATGGATATTGGTGTGAATTTGTGCCGGCAATTGGGACGGGTGGTTATGCCGACATGGTGGTTGCTGGGGTTCTTACCGCGCTTCGGGTCCCACAAAATGACGTCCTGTATTGACAACATTCCGGTTTGTGCGATGTGGTTCTCGATCTTGGCAATAGCCCCCCCGGTGAATTCGTGGCTCCGGAAGTGTTTGGAGTAATAAATCTTGCCTTGGTAGTCGGCGTGATCATCCGCGCAGTCACCGAACGAGTTGCAAATATAGAACACGATGCCCGCTTTAGTCCCATGTTCGACCAGGTTCTTGGACATCTCTTTCTGCGTCTCGGTCCGGATGGCCATCTCCATGTACTCTTTATAGCCCCAAAACTTTCCGGACTTGGTTTTGATGTGGGCAGCGTTCTCGATACCATCGTCAATCTGCTTGGACAGTTTATCATACAGGTCGTCTGTGGCCGTAAGACGCACGGTCTTGTGGTACTGCTTCTGTCCTTTCTGCATCTTCAGGGATGCCTTGGTGTATGCTTCGGAGGCGCTCTTCACGAGGAGCCTGCCGGTCATTTCACTGTGGGAAATGTAGGCAACGGGGTCAACACCCAAATAGGCGAACCCCGCCTGGGAAGCGTGCTGGACCAGCCGCAAACCATTTGACACGGCTTGTTGGAGTTCCTTGCCAAGTTTGATTCGGTTTTGGGCCAGGTGGAGTTTGTAGTGCCCAACATCCGAAAACCCGTGGAGGTTGTGCAGGAGAGCCAGGCCCACCTGTTCTTTGATCTCGTATTCTGTGGCTTCAAAAATCTCTTGCATGACCTGGGACATCTGCTCCAAGGCGAAATCTGTCTGTTTACCCATGTTTACGCCTCAGGATTGTTCGGGTCCTCTTGGTCGTCCTCGATGTCAGCATCTGGGTCTTCACTGTAGGGGTCATTCTCGGGCTGCCTGCTGCCGGCGATGAATTCCGTCACGTAGGCGATGATCTCTTCACGTTTCGGGTTCCCGGGGTAAACCGTATCCACAAATTGTTCAGGGGTCATGAGGCCGGAGGTGAGGGCGCTGGTGTAGTTGTCAATGATCTCATACAGGAAGAATTCCTGGACTTTCTTGGCGGCGGTCTTCTCGTCTTCGCCATACCAGCGCATCCGGTACTCGACCTTGGTCATAAGTCCGGCCACGACGTCCTCCCGGTCTCGCTTCATTTCGGACTCTTTGTCCTCGATGATGGAGTCGTCAAACTTGATCGTGATGTCCTTGTCCTGGACCTCTCCGATCTTGTTGTTGGTGAACGTGTTGGAGGCGTAGATCACGGCTCGCGTTAGGTCCCTCAAAGCCCCGCGCAACAAATTCTCGTTGCTGACAATATTCCGGTAGAGGGTGGAGTTTTCGCTGATCACCTGGGTTGCTGTGGCAACCGAGCGACCGTCAAATTTGTAGTAATTTTCCCCGAGGCCGCAACTCATGGACAGGTAGTTTAACTCGGCGTTGATGCCTTGAATGTAGGCTTCGAATCTGATTGGTTGGGCCTTGGTCTCGATGAACGGGGTGCCGTCTGCGTTTGTGGGCAGGTGGTAGTACCTGGTTTCCATGGGGTCAAAGGTCTTGCGGAGTTCACCATCCACCAGGGAGACCCGGGTGGCCTCGGCGCTGACAAACTGGATTGGCCGGTTCAGGACGAATTCGGCGTCAAACCCGTCATATTTGTTGTCGATCGCCTTGAGGGTGTCCAGGGCGTTGCTGTAAATAGAAACCCCGATTTCTTCATCATTCATGTCGGTCATGATGTTGGATTCGACTTTGGGACGCAGGATGAAGAACCAGGGAAGTTTGGAACCGGTGGGAAACCTGAATTTGGTGATAACCTTGCCGTCCTCCCCGATCAAATAACTGTGAATAACGTACTTGCCGCTGGCGTCCTTGACATGGAGCACGTGGGCGGTGGTGTCAGAATTCTTGGTAGTAAAGGCGCACTCGGTGATCTGCTTGTCCTCGACCGTGATGGGCCGAATTTTGGTAGCGTTCACGAAACTGATCTTGATGTTGGCCTCAGATGTGTCCAAAGTCCCGGAGGTGTCCCCGACCTTTAGATCATGAATGCCCAGGACGAAAGCCCCTAAGCCCAGGGCGAACGACTTCTCGATCGCGCCCCCAGCCTTGACCCAAAAGTTGGTGTCCTCAAGAATTTGGTCGAATATTTGCTTCGGTTTATCCGGGAGAATGATGTCGCACTTCTCGGTGAGGAGCAGGCTGGCCCATGTCTCGCAGATTTTCTTGGCCATGGCCAGGGTCTTGCGTTGCATCTCCATATAGCGATCGCCATTATAAACCCGGTAGTTGTGGAACCCCATGACCTTGCCACGGTACCACCACAACCACTCTTGCTGATAGATTGACTTTAGCGGCGTCTTCTTGCCGACACCACAAACTTCACTTATAATTTGGTTAATGTCCATTCGGCCAATCCTCCTGCGGCTAGTAATTCATTCGTGTACGGCTCTATGGCGTACTCCGAACAGTCCAATGTGTCGATGTCAGTCGTGCCATTGTCCAACCTCTCGTCAGGGTGCTTCTCGTCCCACACTGCTGTGGACAAGGCGTCCCGTAGGTTGGTGCACCACTCCATATAAAACAGCCGCCCTTGTCCGATCAACTTCACGAACAGGTCAATTCGCTCATTTACCGGGCGCTTCTGTGCCGGTCTGACAGCAACCCTGCACTGGGCGCGGGCTGCAGCGTTCTTGATTCCCCTCATGAGCACCGGTTCTGCGTTGTCTGCCCGGGATTCGAACGGCTTGCCGTACTTCTCGAATACCGTGTTGCAGAATTTAACATACAACCGGTCCAATTCCTGGGGGTCAATCTCTTCCACATGCCGTTCTGACTCCAGGCACACGATGTATTTGAATCCTCGACCAATACCCCAACAGGAAAATGTGGTTGCCGATTTGTTTCCCCCAAAGTCAACCCCGGTACTGAGAAACAAAATGTCTTCAGGGACTTTCTTCAGGGCGTATTTCTCGGGGGCGTCAGCAAACCTCCTGTAAATCAGGCCCTCGGCCAGGACCCACCGCCCCTTGATATACCTCTCGTAGAACACCCCAGTGAACATCTTCTCGTACATGTCCAGGGTTTCTTGGGAGAGGGAGGGGTTGTCTCTCATATCAAAGTGGATGTATAAGGCGTTTTTCTCTTCGGCCTTGTCAATCCACTCGAGTTTGAACCAGTGCTTGGGCCCCTGCGGGTTGCAGTTGAACCAAAGTAGGGCACCCTCGACGGAACACCGGGAAACCATCATCTCAACGAACGACCTGGGCATTAGGGCAACTTCGTCCAGGAAAATACCGGCGAACGTGGCCCCCTGGACCAGGGCGTAGGATGCCTCGTCATTACCACCAAACACGTAAAATGTATTGGTGACCTCTTTGTTCGATATGACCAGGGTGCTGTTGGAAATGGTATACTTCATGTCAAACCGGTCCAACAGGTACTTAGTATTCAATAGTGGGTTGATCACGTTGCGGAAACACGTGCCAATGGTCTTGGAGGCGACCCCGAGGAATCTACCCTTGAAATTGTTCATGGCCCACAAAATGAATGATACCGACTCGGGGTGAGTTTTGCCGGAACGGACTGCTCCATCTGCAATCAGGGCTCGATACCCCATATAGGGGAACCGCATTAAGGTCAATTGTTTATTTGACAGGGCCATCCTATTTGTCCCCTTGTGTGATCAGGGCTATAGACTCCCGGATTGACTTGGTGAGCGGGTCCTCTTCTGCCGGCTTCATGTCTTGGATGGTCAAGTGTTGGCCTTGTCGCCACGCGCTGGACCGGCGGTTGTTCAACCAGGCCAAGGTCGCTGTGTCGCTTGGCGGCATGTGCCGCAGGAAGACTTTCCTGCCCACGAGAATCTGCTCGCCATCGACCACAACGTACTCGTGCATTTCCTCTTTATATTCGTAGCCGATCGCCCTTTGAAAAAGTGAGCGTTCAACTTTACCATCAACGACTTCCCGCGTGTTTAATGCCTCAGCCAACATCGGATGGGCCTTAGCATATATTGCAAGGGTTGCAACCCCTATATCTAACCTCTTCGCTATTTCATCTTTGGTAATACCATTCCTGGACCAGTCTTCCACTTCGTGGATTCTGTTCTTTACATTGGAGTCCCAAAGGGTTCGTGATTTAAACTTCTCGCTGGGTTTACTTTTGTTCTTGCCGTTCTTCGACACAGCCAACCCAAACACCCCCTATGGGTTTATTTACCATAATAGAATTAAAACATATAAATATAAACTTGGTCAATACCACCTGAAGAGTTATAAACACGCTGCTCCACATTGACAATACTTACCCCCATGTGGTATACTGTACCTATGCAACAACAATAGGAGGAACACCCTGGATGAACACAAAAC